GATTATCTCGCGGAGATCGAGGGCAGGGCCAGCTCCGAAAAGATCACCGGAGAGGGCCTGCTGACAAAGCACAGCTCCGTCGGGCGTCTCAGCGGCATGATGAAGGCCATTAACGAGGCGATCCTGGACGGGAACCGGATGCAGAGCAAGGACGAAGAGGATGATAAGATCCGGGACGGATACCTTGCGGAGCTTAACGAACAGGAAAAAAACGTGAGCGCGGGAGCGTGATGACGCCCAGGAACATCTACAGCTGCGGCCTGATCGCCGGGCTGTCGATGCGGGATATGCGTCACATGACTCCCGGATTCATTTTGGATATGTACTACTGGAGAGTTGACTACGACTCCCGGATGAGCTTCGGAAAGAGCATCCGGCAGGCGATGGGTTAAGAAAGGACGGAATCCATGGCGAACGATGGAACGATTGCCAGCAAGCTACAGCTGGACGGTGAACAGCAGTATAAAAAAGCGCTGAATGATGCCTATCGTTCGCTGCGGGTGCTTCGGTCCGAACTGAAAGCCGAGACGGCGGAGCTGGGCAGGAACGCAACACAGCAGGACAAGGCCAGGACGAAGCTGGCCAGCCTGCAGAAGCAGATCGCGGAACAGCAGAAGATCGTCAAGACACTGGAAAAGGCACTGGCTGACTCCAAAAAGGAATATGCCGATAATACCGAAGTCCAGGATAAATGGGCTGAGAAGCTGAACAAGGCGCGGGAAGCTCTGGCCAACATGCAGAACGCCATGGGCTCCTGCGAGGATACCCTTACCAAGTTCGGAACCGGCATGGAGAAGGTGGCCGACTCCAGCGGCGACGCCATGCAGCATGTGGTCAGCTTCTCCGACGCGATCAAGAGCATCAGTTCCGTCGCCGGCGGCATCGGGAACACTCTCAGCGGGATCTTCACCTCCTCTGTGGACACCATGAAGCAGATGGTGAGCGAGATGTATGCCCTGATGGGTGAAGCCTGGGCCGCCGCCGGTGACTGGAAGGATATCCAGTCCATCTGGGGCGGAGATCTGCAGAGCATTCAGCGCGTCTTCACAGGCATGAAGCTGCAGGGCGTGGATACCGGCGAGATTACCAGCGGGATCCAGAAGCTGGTCAGCAATACCCACAGCGGGAACAAGGACACCGCCGCCGCCCTGAAGGCGCTGCATATTCAGGAAAAAGACTATACGAACCATTGGGACTATTTCATCGATGTGATGGAAGCCCTGGACCGTCACAAGGGCGCAGACCGCGAGAAGCTGGTCCATGGCATCTTCGGAGACAAAAAGGGTTCCGGGATGATGCTCGTGCTGGATAACTGGCGCGATGCCATGAACAAGTACGAGGAGGATATCGAGGAAACCGGGCTGGATCTTTCAAGCCCGGAGATCGAAGCCCTGGACGAAGTTTCGCATAAGATCACCGAGATCCAGGAGCTCTGGAACTCCATCCGGGTGAACATCGGCGCAAAACTCAGCTCCGTCCTGAACATGGATAAACTGTCAGAGGATACGCTGGAGATTCTGCGGACCATCGGTTCTTTGCTGAACGCGGAAGGCGATGCGAAGGCGGAGCTGACCGTGAAGCTATCCGAAAATATCGAGACGCTCCTGACGGATATCAGTACCGCGATGGGCAACCTGAGCGATTTTCTGAAAGAACTGGGCGGGACGCTTGAAGAGAGCGACAATCCGCTGGTTCAGTTCATCGGGAAGCTGATCAGCAGCCTGGGCGGAATCCTGGACTGGCTGAGTCAGAACAGCGGGACGATCATTGAATGGCTGAACCGACTGCTTCCGCTGATGGCCGCGAACAAGGTCAGCGAAGCCGTCACCGGCAAGGGCATCGGCGACTGGCTCACGGACACGATCAAATTGGGCGTGGACTTTGCAATTCTTGGAAAGACATTCGGAGGCGCTGCAGGCGCAGCCATGGGAACCACAGCCGCCACATTCGGCGCCACAGCGGGGGCAGCAATAGGAACCGGGTTGTTGAAAGCTGTCCCCGCGCTGGCCTTCCTTAAAACGCTGTTTAAGAATGCCCTGACGGAACAGGGGAACGACGACCTCTATGACGAGAACGGCAACGTGACCGAGATCGGGCGGGAGCTCGGGCTGCCGGAAACGCAGGCAGAGGCCGACGCCCGGGGCGGCGCCAGCGCAATCCTCTACGGAACCGAGGAGGAACAGCGCGAAGCAAATAAGAACAGCCTCCTCGGCAAGGGCGGAATCGCCGACCGCGTCGGAGAGGCCGGGAAGGTGACCAGCGAGCAGTATATCAGGCTGAATGATCTCTGGCAGAACTACAGCGGCCAGTACCACACCAACGACAGCCAGAAGGATCTGCTCGACAAGGCGCGGGAGGCCTTCGCCGGGAATGAAGACGAGTTCGAGGGCTGGGTGAAAAAGATCTACGAGCTGAGCCAGGGGGACAACCTGCCGAAATACCTGCCGGAAGAGTGGTTCGGCGTCAGAAAGCAGGAGGAGGAAAGCGTCGACCTGGATCCGACCTATTCAGAGGCGCAGAAGATCGAGGCGATTCAGGACTGGTGGGACGCCTGGCGGAACGCCTCCGACGGCGGGGACAGCTGGGACGAGGAAAGCAGTGCCTTTTCCTGGATGCAGGAGGTGCTGGGAGATCAGTTCGGCGATGTATGGGACGCGATCGTACAGGGGCTGGACAAAACGAAGAACCAGAACAAGCTGGAAGATCTTCCGGCGGACTGGTTCCAGAGCATCAGCTCCGGGCTGAAGAACCTGACAAGGGAAAACTACAACGGCAGCGAGAACGAGGCCCTGCCGGGCAAGATTGCCACAGCTGTCGCCGGCGCGGTGCGGGGCGTCCCTATCACGGTCAACGTGATCGTGGACGGCGACACCGTCACCCGAACCGTGAACCGGAACCTTGGCGGCCAGCTTTCTGAGCTGATAGTGTGATTGAGGTGAGGACATGAGGACGAGAATCTACGCGGCGCTGAACGGGATCCCGCTGAACAGCCTGGACAGCGCCATCGTGATCCAGGGCGTGGATGAAGCCGCGCCGAACTGGAACATCAGCGCCGGGAACCGGGCCGGACTCACCGGGCAGATCGTGCTAAGTACGGAGAAGCGCTACAGGGACGTGAAGATCTCCTTCGCGATCGCGGAGAAGCACGACCTGATTCACCGGGCACAGATCCTGCAGCAGGTGAATGCCTGGGCCGCCGGCGGAGGTGTGCTGGAGGTCGGGTACCGGCCGGGGCAGCTGCTGCGGGTGATCTGCGCGGGGCTTCCGGAGATCAAAACACTTACTAAGTGGGCGGAGGCGTACTCCATCACCTTCCGGGCGTATGAAGTCCCTTTCTGGGTGAGCGCGGTGGAAGAGTCCGTTTCCGTCGCCGCCACTTCCTCCGGATCCGGAGCGCTGGCCGTTACAGGCACCGCAGGCGGAAAGCTCTGCTTCACGGCCACCAACGGCACAAGCTCCTCCTGCGCCACCGTCAGCGTCTCCGCCAACGGCGCCACCATGGCATTTTCCAGCCTGGGACTGGCCGCCGGCGAGAAGCTGATCGTAGATTATGACGAACGCGATCTGCAGAGGATCCGCATCCAGGCATCAGGGGGTACGCTGCGGAGCGTGATGGACAAGCGGACCGTGGAGAGCGCGGATGATATCCCGCTCCTGTGCGGAGGGAATATGATCACCGTTACAGCCCAGCAGAATCTGACGTGGAAGCTGTACACCATCGGGAGGTGGGAGTGATGAAGGCGCCGATCCTTTTGAGCGGCCACACCATGACTCCCGTCGGGCCGCTGCGGCCGCAGAGCATGCAGCTGACACTCCGGACGGACGGACTGTCCGGCGGGACGCTGGTGCTGGACGAGAACAACCCTGAGGTATCCATCGGGGCATGGATCCAGGTCTGGGCGCCCAACGGCGAAAGCTGTGTGATGTACGCCAAAAGCGTCCGGAAGGATTACATCACCGGAACGAATACTGTCACGCTTGAGCACACCTTCGGGCTCCTGAGCGGAATGGTGGTCTTCGGGGAGATCGATGCGGCGGCCATGAGCGGCACTCTGGGCGCCACCACATGCACCGTGACACAGGCCATCACCTATCTGCTGGGGCAGCAGACAGAGAGCCTCTGGACGCTGTACGAATGCGATTTCACGGACGCGCAAGGGTGGAAGTTCACGAACTCCGACATTTACGCGGATCTGAACAGCCTGACGGACGCGATCGCGGACTGCCAGTGGGAATTCGATCAGAGCGTCTTTCCGTGGCGTCTGAGCCTCAAGGCATGGCCGACAACCGCCACCATGGAGCTGAGGCGGAACCGGAACCTTGAGACGCTGCGGATCACGCAGGACAGATCCGGCATGTATACGCGGGTGTATCCTACCGGAAAGAAGGATCTGCACATCACCGGCGACTATATCGACCGGAACACCGACCTGTACGGCGTGATCGCGAACGTGATCACCGACAGCACAATCTCCGACGAGGGCCTGCTGAGAGCATGGGCCACGAAGCAGCTGAAGCGGAACGCCCAGCCGAAGTACACCGTCAGCATCACCGGGTACGAGCTGAGTCAGGCCACCGGCGAGAGTCTGGACAAGCTGGTGATCGGCAGGCTTTGCCGGATCCCTCTGCCGGAATACGGAACCACCGTTTCCGAACGGCTGACGGAACTCAGCTGGAAGGACATCGTCACCCAGCCGGAGTCCGTCACCTGTACGCTGGCGAACGAGCTGAAGACCATCACCGGCGTCCTGAACGAGAAGGCGCGGAGCGGCGGCGGAGGGAGCAAGAAAGCCAACACCGAGCACGATTGCGAGCTAAAAGAAGGCGAAAGCCGGATGGACGAATTTGAGAACTCGGACATCTGGATAAACAAGGATTCTGTGTGGGCTGTGTGCGGCTCTTACGAAGTTACCACATGGCAGGAAGGCGGCGTCACAAAGAAAAAGCTCAAGATGAAGGATGGCACCGCCATGACCTTCGAGCGGAATCATACCGAATACGGCGTGTATGATGAAGGCAATCTGACCGGCGGGATCATGATCCAAAAGGTCAACGAGAACGGCGACACCTCGCTGACGATCAAAGCCACAAAGATTGATATTGACGGGTTAGTTGAAGCCCTAAAGGCTAAAGACATCGGGTGCGGTAAATTGAACGTTGAAGGAGAAGCGGAGTTTTTGCAGCGCCTGTATTGCGAGGCCAATATAGTAAGCGAGGAAACGATTGTTGCAGGAGTGGGCTTTCAAATCGGAAACAATCTTGCAACATGGCAAACCTATGCCGCGCGCTTCCCTAATCTTGGAACCCGGAGATACTTCCTGTACTCCGCCGCGTCCGGGAATCTGAATCCGTCAGGGACGGCGCGGCACTATCCGATCACATCCTACACTGACACGACAATCCATTATTTAGGGAGAGCGTCATCATGACATTGAACGACGGTGGAGGCCTGTATGATAATTCCGGGCTGTGCGACACGCTGATCAGCGACTGCAACGCCGCGATTAAGGCAGTTGTGTCCGGCCAGTATATCCAGTTCTGCGCGATGATGGTGCAGATCACTCAGAAGATCATGAACCTGAAAAAGGGCATTGCGGCGGATCTGGAAGCGAGAGACAAGACGATCCACGACCTGAACATTATGCTGGATCATATGCAGCAGAAGCTGACGGGTCTGCCGGTAGACAACGAAGACGATGGAGGTGCGGAAAATGATCATTGAAACCTGGTTCGAGCAGGATCTGATGAAGCCGGTTCAGGTTCAGTACGTCAACGGGAACGTTTTTTCCCAGGACAACATGGGGAACCGGATCGGCGTCAAGCTGTACAAGGACGGCGTGGCCCATGGATCTGAGGGAACCATCAGCGCCAGTGTGATCCGGGCCGACGGCGCCACACTGGCCGTCACCGGATCCAGCTCCGGAAATACCGCATGGGTGGATCTGCCTCAGGCGGCGTATGCCGTCCCCGGCCTGCTCACCATCGTCATCAAGAGCACCACGGTTTCTTCCGCTGTGACCACCATCTGCGCCGCTCTGGCCACCGTCTACCGCAGCTCCACCGACTCCATCGTCGATCCCGGCACGGTCATTCCCTCAATCTCTGACCTGATCGCCCAGATTCAGGCGGCTATAGCCAGCATCCCGGCGGATTATTCGTCGCTCTGGAATAAACTCGCTGCGACTTTTGACGCGAGCACCACTTACGCCGTCGGAGACTACTGCCTGTATAATGGAAACCTGTACAGATTCAAAGCCGCTCATGAAGGAACCTGGAGTACCAGTGATGTGTTGGCCGTGACCGTCGGGAATGAGCTGACTTATGCCAACAGCTCTAAAAAGGCGGTTGCTGATCTCATCTATAACTACGGTACGGATGGAACCGCCACCGTGCGCCTGGTTGGAGAAATTGTGCCGTACAGGTACAGGAATACGACCAGACTGGATTCGCAGTCCTCCGTTCGGTACAAGCTGCCGAAGAACGTTAGAACCGTGAACATCTCCATGAGCGTCCTGCAGAATCTGAATTCGTACACTTTCACGGACGCGGCCGGGAATGTACTTACTTATAAGTATGAAGACGCGAACGCGGATGTGACATACACGGATATAAACGCATTTGAAGCGGAGTATCTCGTGTGCTGCAACAACAACACACTGTTCACCACGATTATCGTGGATGCCACGATTGCGGGAATCGGGATCCACATCGATGAAGCAAAGAAAACGTCTGATGTGAAATACACTATGCTTTCCGGCGTGAACAAAAATTATTCCTATCTGGATTTTGACCAGTCTGAAGGCGAAGTGTCGATTGAGTATGATGTGTCAGGATATGACCGCGCAGACATCACATCCTACACAGTCAGCACCAGAAACAAGTATACGCTTCTCGACTCGAATGGAAATATCGTCGGATATTATCATACCACCGACGCAAGCGAGACCGGCCAAACGACAAACGTGCAGATCACCATCCCGACGAACGCCAGCAAGCTGCTGGTATCCTCCACCAGAGCAGACCGCCCGAATACGCTTGTCTATGGCGTTACCATGCCGGAAAGCTACGGCTGGACACGGTGCGCCGGAACTTTTGTGGATTACCGTTACCAGGGAACGACGCGGCAGGAGCGCGTGAACGGGTCGAAAGAATTCCCTGCTTCGCCGTTTGACATTTTCAAGCTCGTTGACGGTGCGCCTACCGCGAACATCAATGTTTTTACAGCTTTCGACTCAAACGGGGAAGTAATTGGTTTCGTGTCCCTTCACGATTACGAAATCACGGATGAAACCTATTTCATCTGCCCCCGCGGCACGGTGAAGGTGGCTGTGGCGGCGGCGGCGATCGCCAGCGGCGGCTGGACTACGTGCGCACCCATGACGATTATCAAGCGCAAAACGACCAAAAAGCTTTCCGTCATGGGTGACAGCATTTCGACTTTTGAGCATTTTTCGCCCGACGATTACAACCCGTTCTATGCAAGCGGGCGCGATGGGCTGCCGAATGCGTCGTATAGCTACTGGGGCATCATCGCAAGGGAAAAAGGCTGGGCGCTTTCAAGTATAAACGCGTACGGCGGGTCGCAGGTATCGGATTATGATCCTCAGGCCAGATACGGCATTGCGATGTGCAGCACAACGAGAACGAGCGGCCTCGCAGGCAACGGAACGCCGGACTATATCATTATCCTCGGCGGAACGAACGACTTCGGGCATGGAGTGCCGATCGGAAGCTGGGCGGGCATGGCTGATATGCCGACTACAGGCGAGGACTTCCGGAAGGCCTACGCATTGATGTTGAATCGTGTACACGCTAATTATCCGCTGGCCATGGTTTACTGCTGTACGCTCCCGAACCGTGAACGTGACGCAGTCCCGGGTTCCTTGGAGAAATACCATGACCAGTACCTGCATCAGTTTAACGACGCGGTGCGGCAGATCGCGCCGATGCTGAACTGTCGGGTCATCGATCTGGAATCGTGCGGAATAAACCAGTATAATCTCGAAACCTATATGTCCGATTACCACGAAGATACAGGTGTCGCTACGCATCCAAATATCGCCGGACACGCGCTTATTGCCCAGCGGATTCTGGAAGAGCTTTACAGGAGAGAATAAGTAAAAGGCCATGATCACAGTCAGTCAGTTGATCACAGCGGCGGAAGAGATCGCCGCGGAGGAACCGCGCTATCAGCTGGGGCATGACGGATCTGACGGATACTGTGACTGCATCGGGCTGATCATCGGCGCGATCCGGCGGGCGGGCGGTCAGTGGCGCGGGATGCATGGTTCAAACTATGCGGCGAGGGCTGAGGTCAGGAAGATCCAGCCCATTGTCGCCTCCAGCGTGCTGAAGCGCGGAGAAGCGGTCTTCAAGGCATACGAGCCGGGCGTCGGCGGCTACAACCTCCCGGAGCGATACAGCCCAGGCGGGAACAGCTACACCGGCGACCTCCGCGATTACTACCATGTGGGCATCGTGGAGAGCGTCTACCCGCTGAGGATCCGGCACATGACCAGCCCTCGCGCTAAGATGGACACGTCCCTGGGGAAATGGGCGTACCACGGCGAGCTGATCAAGGTGGACTATGACGCGGACGGCGGAAAGGATGAGAAAATGAGTAAGGTAATTATTTCCGGAGGGAATGCCGACGCGCCGATCCACCTCCGCAAGGCGGCATCTACTGCCTCCTCTATCGTCGCGGAGATCCCTCAGGGAAGCACCGCGGAGCTGATCGAGGGCGGCGGCTCGTGGAATCAGATCAAATGGAACGGACGTACCGGCTATGTCATGGCGAAATTCGTCACGCCTGCCGGGGACGGTTCCGGCGAGGACACGACCGGCGACGCCGTCACCGTATCGAGAAAAGACCTGGAGAAAATCTATGACACGCTGGGCGACTGGCTGGGACTGAGAGGATGATCGAAAATGTGGGATTTCGTCGTTAAGTACTGGGTTGAGTTCGCCTTCGGCATCGTCGCCGCCGGGCTGGTGGCTGCTTACCGGAAAATGGCGGTCAGGATCCAGGCGAACCGGGACACGGAGAAAGCCATCGCGGACGGCATGAAGTACTTGTTAATGTTCAAGCTTCGCGAGGAAGGCGAAAAATACCTGACTGAGGGCCGGTGCAGTACTGAGCACAAAAGCGAGTATGAAAAAGTGTACACAGCTTATCATGCTCTGGGCGGCAATGACACGATCACAGCATTAAAAAACAAGGTTCTTCAGCTACCGATCATTTAAGGAGGGACAGACATGGGATGGAATTGGACGGCATGGCTCAAGGCGGCGCTGATCCGCGCGGTGAAGACCTTCGCTCAGACCATGGTGGGCTCGATTGCGGTGGGAGCCGCTTTTCAGGAAGTGGACTGGCTCCGTGCACTCTCTGTCAGTGGAGTCGCCTTTGTCCTGAGTATCTTGACATCTCTGGCGGGACTGCCGGAGGTCGAGAAGACGGTAGAGAAACCGCCTGAAGAGATCCTCGATGACGGTGAGGAATAATCTTAGAATAAGCTTGCAGTAAGCTTGTAGACTATATAAAATGGTCTACAAGTGGTCAACACAATAGCCCGGAAGCCTTGAAAAATAACGCTTCGCCTGATGACTACGAATCAAAAGGTCGTGGGTTCGAATCCCGCCGGGCTCACATCGAAAACCCCAGAGGAATCAACGCCTCTGGGGTTTTTCTTCGTTTTTGGAATTTCGTCATTTTTGGCGATTTTTTGCGCCGGTGGTCAACACGGTTGTCAACAAATTCGCCGTTTGATTTTTGGTCAAAAGGTCATTTCAGGGCGTCCGTGATCAGCCTCAGATCATCCAGAGCGCTGGACTGATAGCGGGCCTGTGTGAAGGCGTAATCTGTATGACCCATCAGCCGGGCCTTGTCGCCGGTGTCGCCGGGGGCCAGCTTGATCAAATTGCTGTAAGTATGCCGGCAGCTGTACGGCACCTTTCCGGTGATGCCCAGCTTTTCCATGAGGGGATCAAAGCAGAATTTCCGAAAATACTCGTGGGTCATCTCTTTGCCGGTGCTAAGGTTCGGGAACAGAAATTCGCCTGGAGAATCAGCGCGAGCTTTGACAATGTCCAAGATCGCCGGGGGCACGGTCACGATCCGATCCGTGCCGGCCTCTGTCTTCCCTCCGCCGATGATGTATCCGCCGGCCTTGTTGTAAGCTTCCTTCTTCAGCTTCAGCAGTTCGCCTGGACGGAAACCAGTGTAGCAGAGCGCGACTACATAATCCGCATAGGGCTCCGTGCCGACAGCCTGACGGAGGCGCTTCAGCTCAAGATCATCGAAGGCCTCGCGGGTCGTGGTGGTGTCGTTCCCGGTGTACAGGTTCGCGGTGATGTTCTTCGGAACCAGATCATTGTCCAGGGCAAATTTCCAGACGAGACCGGCCACGACCTTCATGAGCTGTTTGGTGCGTTTCCCTGCCTTGCATGCGTCGATCTGGGCTTGCAGCTCCGCCGGGCGGATGGATCTGATCGGACGGACG